TGCAGGGCAACGTCCTGACGCTCGGGCGGCTCATCGGGAATGATCCAGCAGACTTCGCAGATTGCGAGAGCCTTGTCGTCACCAGCAAGTTTGTTGACACCGGCACGGGGGTCATAAAGACCAGAGCCTTGTGCCAGACCGGAAGCGGCAGCACCGCCCAGGTCAGTTGTGGTGAACAGCTTCCAGGTGGTCTCGGATCCAAGTGCAGCCCAGCTGCTGGAATCGAAGATGTTCGTGGAAGAAACGGTTCCGTTGGCAATGGCGCTGTTAGCACCAGTGAGGGTTGCACCGAACTGACCGGAGACGACAGTGCCGTCATTCTTAAGACCTTCGCCCACAGCGGGAACGAGAGTCAGTTCCGGGGTGGCATCAGCACCTGCAACGCCGCTGCTCACGATGTCGCCGCCGCTTAAGCGCAGGGAAGCGCGATAAACGTAGGCGGAAGCGGGAACCTTGATGCCGTCGGTGATGTCGGCCCGGACATCCTTGTGGAAGTCGGGAGACGGAACGATGACATTTGCGTTCAGGAAAGGCTGCTCAGCGGAGTTCTGACCAGAGCCATAAGGCTTGGTGTAGTAAGACAGCTGATTGTTGGTGCCGAGAGCCTGGTAGCTCAGGTCGACATAGCCAACAGCCTGTTGTGCAATCCAGCCAGGCTGGAACACAACACCAACAGGACCGCCAACGGGCTGCCCAGTCAGGTTGGTATCAACGCCATTGGCGTTTTGATACTGGATGGTCTTCGTTTCGTGCCAGTAACGAAGAACGTTCGTGTAGTTACCAGGATAGATCTTGGCAACGTGAAGCTGATTAGAGTTGATCGCCATAGTTAATTACCTCCTCAAGCGTCGAAAGAGTAGGCAATGGTGGCGAAATCAGCGTTCAGAAGCTCGAAGCCTGCATAGAGGCTCCAGATCATCATGATGAAACGGCTGAAGTCGTCATTGTTGTTGAGAAGCACCTGGGCGTTGTTACCGCCGATGCCCACACCAACAGATTGAGGACCAAAGAACATGCCGATTGCAGCGTTATAGTCAGCTGCAGCACCACCGATGGTGGCGGATTGCGTCTGGGAAGGCATGTTGGTGGATTCGAAGAATCGCACGCCCTCGAAGACGAAGCCAGTCGGCATAATAGGCTCGCCAGCCACGAAAGTAGCCTGGCCGAACCCTTGACCCATGTAGATGCTCGCGTTCGGCTGCATAGCCGACATGAGCGGGTTAATTTGACCATTGCCGGGGTAGCGGGCCACCTCACGGAAGTCACTGTTCTGACGCAGGTGCATCAAGAAAGTGGGGTCACAAACGCAGCGGTAGAAACCGTCCTGGTAGGTCGGAGTGTTGCGCTTACGCAGGGACTTAACCACACGGAGGAGGTCGTCCTTAACGTCGAACTTGGCTTGCTCGGCGTTGTTGTAAGTAAGAGCGCCAGTCGCAAGATCGCCGGGGAAGTAGTAACCGCCCTGGGAATCAGAAGACTGACCTTTGGAGACAGCTTTCAGGAGTTCGTTAATAAACACCCGATCGCGCCACCTTCTATAGTCGTCCAGCAGGGTCAGGCTGCCGATTGACTGGTGGAAGGTGGTCAGGTTGCCCGTATCAAGCAGCAGACGCTGCGCCGTGATAAGAGTTTCCCGAGCAATTTTGAAGGTGGAAGGTTGAGTCGGATCAGCAGGATCTGCAGGTCCCGTATACTCTTTTAAGGTCACCAAGACCTTGTCCTTCACAATATTCCGGCTGTTAGCAGTACCAATGGTCTGCTCAGCAGTACGTTCCCGAGATTCTTTGGAGCCGGGGTTACCGAAGAAGCGGTAACGGTCGAGCTGAACAGTCTGACCAGGCTGCTTAGAAAAGTCATGCACGACCACCGGTTCGGCGGCCATTTCGACGATATAGGCAGGATGGGGACGGTAAAGCTCCGCACCAAGAATCTTGGGGAAATCATTATCGATAAACATCGATAAGTGTCCGCAAGAAACTACAAAATTATCTTAGCTCTTAGTTAGTTACAACTACATAGCTGATGTCTTATTTTTAGCGTTAAATACCTTTTTGGTTTGAACTATTCACTGTAGAACTAAAGGTGCGGATCATGCCCCTAATACCTTCACCAAGCACGCCATAAATGCCGCCGTAATTAGGCACATACCGGGAAGATCTTCCTCGATAAGTGCTTCTGACGATTGTGTTAGTGCCATCTGCTGTTTCGCCGGGTGGCACCTGAGATCTGACTGCTTCTGTCCACGTCTGACAGTAAACAGGCGTGTTGTACACCCAATCTGCTCTAGACCCCGTCGTACCTTGAGTGGGATTAGTCAGAAGTGGGAACTGAGATAAAGGATAAGAAACAGGACCACCAGTTATGCCTTGAGTAGACGTATTACCTTCAGGGGTTTCGAACGGGCTGTAAAACTGGTTATCCGGCGGATTGTTTCCGTAAGAAATATAAGGACCAATGTCTTTGAGGCCAGGTTCTGGCCCAAAAGCCGTTTGAACCGTGCTATTTGCAGTTTGAAAAAGACCTTGACGCCTAAAACCGTTGTAAACGTCTAATACTCCAGAAGAATGTGGGTATACGTTCGTGTAGTTAGTCCAATATCCAGAAACTGCGGCAGGAACCGCTCTCCAAGCGTCTGTGAAGAACCCCGAAGAGTTTGGAGGCCCTGGTGTGACAGTGCCAAAGCTTATGCCTTGATCGCTAAGGGCAACAAATGTCTGTTGTTCACCCTCTTTCCATACATACCCGCTTGAGGTAAGCAGATACGTATCAATTAAGTTCAGATTCGATCCTGTGTGCTGTGGACCAGACTGAATACGGTGATATAGAGATTTATCGTATTGCCAGTTAGTAAGAGCGGCAAAAGTCATTTTCTAAGCCTTTTAATCTACTTTAATCCGGATTAGATTTGATTAAGCAGCCGTCTTTTTAGAGACTAATGATCGAAAAGTTAGTCTCTATGTTGGTAGTTGATGCGGAACTTGCTGGAAGCTCTATTGCTGGGACTGTGACTGAATCTCTTGTACACCCACGAGACAAAAAGTACTTTTTAAGGCACTTTTTGAGAGCCATGACGGTCGGATGGCTTCTTGCCACGTTTGTTGCCCCCGCAGTAGCTCACAGAATGGAGCTTTCAAAGTCAGAATCAGTTGCCGTAGCTTTTATAGGGGGTTACGCAGGTATAAAACTCCTTAATGCGGCTGAAACTGTCGCAATCAACAAAATTTTGACCAAAAAAGAGGAAGAAGAGGACTCTCAGAGCTGAACACTTTCGTCAAACTCTTGATTTTGAGGAACAACAGGCTTTGAAGGACCTGCTGAAGCACCAACACGAGGTTTTTTAGTCTTTGCTTTGCCTTCTTTGCGTCCGCTTGCGTCTAAAGCTTTCATAATTACACCCTTTTTCTAAAAATTAGCAGAAAAAAACCCCTCGTGAGAGGGGTCTTTCGGAGGAGCCATCACTCACCCACCTGAGAAGTGAGGGCGTCGAACTATATCAGGAAGCTTCCATGAAAAGGAGCTTAGAACGGAGAGCTTCGGGACTCATTTGAGCCAGGTGACGCCATGCGTTCTCGGGAGAACGATTCATTGCGTCGCCAAAAGCATCCCACTGCTGCTGAGGTTGGACTGCTTGCTGTTGACCGGCAGTGGATGCCGGAGGAGCAGGCATGTCGTAGTTCTGCTGATACTGCTGAGGAGCCTGAGTCTGAACATCACCGTCGATATCCACGGGGATCACCTCGGTGAAGAAGCGATCGGTGTAATCAGCCAGGTAATCAGGGTTGGTCAGGATTTGCTCCATACCACCTGCACGCTCAGTGATCTGGTCAGTCTTCTGAGCTTGCTGAATCAGCATGTCCTCGAGGGCACAAGCGTAAGAGTTGAGGATTCCAGGAGCCTCAACGCCAAACTGCTTAATTACCTCTTGACTTGCGGCGCTTAGTTGACCCTTGCTGCTGTCCGTAGAAGCCTGCGAGGAAGTTTGGGTCGGTGAGGCGCTGGTAACGGAGGTCTGCGGAGCCTGCTGTTCCTGGTAAGCCCATGGCTGGACCTGTGAAGGCTGACTCAGTGGTGTTGTAACCTGCTGCTGAAGCTGGGTCGACTGAGACTGTGGTGCCTGGCTGGGGGTTGGTAATTGGCCCAGAACCCGCTCCAGGGAGCCCATCGCTGCTTCCCACGGGTTGTTCGGGGAGGATTGCGACGTTGACTGGCTGGACAGGTTGCTGATAGAAGGGTCCGAAGCCGGTGCCACCTGCTGTGGCGGTTGGGCTGTAGGAACCGAAGCTACCGCCGGGGTAGCTGTTTGTGCCACCCACTGCGGGTAGGCGGTTGTCGAGCCCTGGTCGCTGGATACCGCCGGGGCTGCCGCCGGGGAGACCGGGCTCGGGGTCGAAGCTTGGATCTGCTGGCTCATAGCTACCCGAGTAAGTTAGTTCTTCCGCAAGGTGATCAAACGTCCTGTAAAGGAGCGGTGTGATATTCAGTCTAGGATCAGCCGCTAAAGGTTGATCAGGCGCAAGAGGATGCGGAGACTGCAACATCTGATTTAATAATACCAGGAATTGCTGCATTGCCGACTGTGTTTGACCAACCATTCGGAATGGAAAGCCTTTCAACATTTCGGCACGTTCTGCTTCAGTTTTATCAGGGAAGAGGTATTTAATTGCCTCCACACTGTTAACACCGACCTCTTGCATGTTTCGAACGACGATTGATTTTTGCTGTAAATCAAACGCCGTGTCCTCGTACACATCGCCCATAAAGCGATATGAAACACTACGGTCACCGTCTTCCGGAAGCCCGACGACACCGCGAGGAACTTTATTGTCAGATATTGCTTTTTTAATTTCTTCGTCCAACTTCATATCAAAACGACGCAAAGCCTTCTGATACTTCTGGATACTTTCTTCTGTTTCTTCTTTAGGTGGATTTGGTTCTTTAAGGCCGGAAGCCGCAATAAACGACTCACGGAAAATCATTTCCTGGTGGTAAACCATCATCTCTAAGAGACGACAGAAACCATAAGTAAGGAAACTTTTATTCTTTCTAAGAGCCGTGGCTTGCGCCCGACCCATCAAACCTTTGATCTCTGTTGCCGTGGCACCAGCAGAGATAGAGATTTCATCAACACCACCTAAAGCGGTACGAATTTCTTCTCTAAGAAGGAGCGCATACCGGTTCATATCCCCACTGATCGGGTCAGGCGTCATATACCCCACACGATCAGACGGTTCTACGTTCGCGATGATTCGAGGAACACGAAGTCCCCCTCCCATCGCCGAACCAAAAGGCTCACTTACGCGAGTCGAAGGAGTATCCCGACCGGCAAATCCACTTTGAGAGCTGATTGTGGGTCGGAAACTGCTTCCAGCATCGCCAGCCTCGACCAGATCAGATCGAGGACGACTTGAGATCAGCGTTGGGTTGCCAAAAAATTCAATATTCTTGGCAATATTCGTGATCATGTCGTTATGGAGCACAATCTGCTCCATAAACGGATCAAAGTCACCTTCGCCGTCTGTGCCACTGGCGTTTGGTTTGTTCAAACACTCGACAGCTGGTACAAAACCAAGAGAGTTAGGACGACTCTTAGTCCCAGAGATACCTGCTCCAGGTTCAACTTCGAAACTCAGCTCTGAATCAGACTCAGTCTCTTGGATTGTGTCAGCAGTGATCGAAAGACGTACGTAACGTTTGTTTTGACCGTAAACGTCACTAGGTAAACCTAAGGTTGCATTCTTTACTTTGTAGTCGTAGATGATTACGACTTCTTCAATCTGACCATTCACATCGTGGTAAACACGATATTGGTTTTTGTTGAAGAAATAAATCTGATATTTTAACTTCTGATCGGGACGGAAATAAAAGAGCCCACAACCGTCGATTAAAAAGTTGCGAATAATCGCAGGAAAACGAATATCGAGTCGATTTAACTCGATAACGTCATGAAGAAAACGTGTTCGACTCTTATAAGTGTCCTGGTCGCAGAAAAAAGATAGACCCTTCTTGATCATCAAGAGAGTCATCTGTTGAAGGTGACTCAGAACTACCATCGTGGCAGCCTGATTCTGTCGACCTTGAGTTCGAGCAGCCTCTAAGATCTCCTCGAACTTGTTTCGAACTTCAGTAGAGGCCGCCATTTAGTTAATTACTTCTTTTCCTTGTAAGACCGAGCTTTTTCCTTAGCTCGTTTCTGTTTTCCCATCTTAACCTCGTCACCGCTCGGAGCTTTTTTCTCTTCACGGTCTTTTTGAAACTTGGCTAAGACTTCAGCGGGCATTTTGTCAGCCATCTGGAAGGAGATATTGACGAACTCTTTCTATTCTAAGGGCTGCTTCAGGAAGTTTATCTACTGGGTAGGAAGTAATTAAATGGTCGTGACGACCAAGCATATCTGTTTTACCTTCCACAGCTTCAAACTCGTCACAGAGTTTCTGTACTTCTGGTTTATCCCAAATATAGTATTCTGCGATCGAGCTGAGTTTGCGACGACGTTTCTCTGCATCACCCATCCAACTTAAGTGCCACCCTGCATCACGGTCTCCCACGTAATGATTATTGGTTGTGGCACGGAGCGAAGACAAAGTACCGAACTCTTTCAGTTGACCGACTGTGCTTGCGGTCCCACAACGCCAATCAAACTTTTCCCCTGAGGGAGATTCAAGCTGCTTGTCTGCTCGCCCATAGTGCATGGACATGCTGAGACGGACTGTCTTTTCAGGGTTCTCGATGACTGCCTGTTTGATTTCTTCTAACTTGTCTGGATTTGCGATCTCATCGCAGTCCGAGCAAATGAAGAATGTGTCTTCAGGTAACTGAAATAAACCAACGCTTAGAGCGTCTCGTTGCCCTCGTTCTCGAATCCAGGGGTCTGGAGCTTCCTCGATCGGAGGCAATTCAACATGGAGAACTTGGACTTTTTCTTCGGGGATACCGAGCTCTCTAAGAGTATTAACGCAGCTAAACTCTTTAGGTTCGCCCCTGTGCGTACGATTCGCATCAGTAATCAAGAAACCATCTACATGATTGTAGAGTGTTTCAATGCGGAGTTCTAACAGCTCTTTCTCGTTGAAATACGGAAAGCAATCGATCAGCACGAAACTTTCATCTAAGTAGCAGTATGCTACCTCAGACTTCAGGTGTTGCTACACCGTTAATGCGTTTTTTAGCTTCTTCAAGAAGATAATTTTTAGTGCGTTCTACATTCTCGTCTGCCTCTTGATCCATACCAGTATCGAATTCTGGACGATTGCCGTCGTTAGGCATCGCAGGAGGAGTTGGACCGCCGCTCGTTTCTTCTAAATCAGCCTGAACTTGCCCACGAAAACGTCGACTTGCTTCGTCCTCACGTTGTCTTTGCTGACTCGAAGCGTCGACAGACCGGTCGTATCGATCAGAAAAAAAGTCTGCGTATCCAGTAAAACTATCCATCAGTACAAGACGATAACGCCCTGAATAGATCCTCCACTAAGTGTAACTGCACCAAAAGGAAGCTCAATATCACCAGCAATATTTTCAACGTGTAAAAACTGGTTTTCACCCATATCGTTCAGACGAACATAAACGTCATCTTTACTAGATGAACCTTTCGATTCAACAAAAAGTCCTCTGCACGTAGGAAAAGTCTTTTGACCATCAGCAGGAGCCCAGAAAAAACCACTTCCATAAGGCAGCTGTGACTGCTGCCCGTATACAGAGCCAAAAGCGCGAATGTCCATTAAAAATCCTTTTTGTCAGTCTAACTAACCTAGCTCAATTAACTTCTTCAAATACCACTCTGCTTTTTTCAAGTCT